CCACAGCGCCGCGCACAACAGGAGACAATACAGGCGTAAGAATAGCGCCAGTACCGCCAAGATCTAGCGGATAAGCAGGAACTGTACAAGCAAGTGTTCCGTTGTCGGCTAACACAAATATTGGAGCCGTGTATCCGCTGCCAGCGTTTGTAATTCCAATTGTGGTGATGACTCCGCCAGTAAGACTAACCGTGAATATTGCGCCTGTTCCTGTAGGATCTGCCACCGTAAGCGTTGGAGAGTTGTATCCAGTACCGCCGTTGGTAATGGTCACAGCGGAAAATGAGCCACCAGTCAATGTCGTTCCGTAACCAGTTCCGCCGTTGGTCACTGGGACGCTAACAATTCCGTTCTCATAGAATGTCGTGTCGTAGATGGGAGTTGTGATTCCCATGTCAGGGGCAATGTTGTTGTCGGTGAATGACAAGGCAGCGGTCTGGCCAATGTATCCATACAGACCAGATTGAATCTTGTAGATGTTGTATCGGATGGCGCCAGACACGGACGACCATGTGATCGTGTTGTACGCGCCATTGACATACAAGTTGTTGGTTACGCTTGCGCTAGTAGATGCAAGACTCTCGTCAATTCCGTTGGCGCCAATAGCAGTGACAACATACGAGTTTACTATGTCAAATATCTTTGACCCATATTCAACTGTGCCGCCGCTGGTGTATGCGGTGAATGCGGTCGTATTCACAGGAACACCAGAAGTGTAATTCTTGACGGTTAATGATGGTGTTGCCGATGTGTTGACAACATAGAAACCGTCAGCAAGTTGAGTCATACCGCCAACGCCGCTGATGTATATGGAATCGCCACCAACAAATGTGTGCGCTGAAGCAAGCGTGATAGATCCTGGATTCGCCTTTGTAATTGCAGTAATGTTAAACGCTTCGCCGCGAGACGCCGTGACCGCAACACCGCTTGGAGTTGTCACGGATGGAACGAACGGAATCTTGACAAGTGTCCATTGCGTTGCGCCAAGTCTTCGTAATTCGCGTGGCGCGTAGTTCGGATGTACTAGCGTCAACACATCTGCGGACTGGACATGGTGAATGTCAAACAAGTCTGCCGATGCGTATGGGCTTGGAATCTCGTATGCAGGACTTGAAATCAAGAACCAGTATGTGACATTGGTTGGCAAGTTGCCTGTCGATGCAAGGATGCAGTAATAGTTTGAACCGCCGTAACTGACCATGTCGCCTACCACATAGGATGTTGCTCCGTTGTATGCGGCGCCAGTGCCAGCCAACAGCGTAGATCCTTGCGTGTGGAATCGAATGTATTGATCGCCCAACTCAATCACCATTGTTTGAGTGGTGCTGTATGTGAATGGAATCAGTCGAGTCTTGTTAGCGCTGTTCTTGACTTCGCGCACAAATGCCGTGCCTGGACGATTTACGGCAGGGCCTTGCGGCAGGGCAACAAAGTTACGCAACTTGGCTGCGCCCGATTGAAACTTTGTGTCATCGATTCGACCAAACATTTCTGGTGACAACTCGCCGCCAGAAAATGATCGGTTGAATGTTCGTGTTGTCGCCATCGTTAGCGCCCAGCCGTCCAAGGAACAATGTGTTCAGGCTTAATGCTGCGCTGGTTTGCGTCAGAAGATTGAGCCTCAGCCAAGTATCCAGCCATCATCTGAGTGCAACGCTTGGCTTCTGCGGCGCCTTCAGATCCCTTAATGATCGGCCCTGCCAGCATCGAGGCAAGATGCCACGACAATGTCAAGGTAAATAGCGGTGAGAATAGTGTCGTGTCCGTGACATGAACCGTGTATCGCAAGATTGCGTTCTCTTGGTTTGTCAACAAGACTTGTGATCCGTCAGCCTGTGTTTCCACTGTGTACGGCTGCGGTGAATATCGACCGCCAGCAATAACTGGCGAATAGTTGTGACCAAACGAAGGCGAATCAGTTGGGACAAATCGAGTCGAGTAATCATCAATCACATCTGATGGCATAACCGAAATGAAATTAATCGAATTGCCAGGAACCGCGTACGCGTATTTCCATTGATCCCATACTGTCGTCAAGAGTGGCAACACCACTCGTCGAACTGAGAAGTTCCAGAAGTGCATTTCCAACAGGCTGTCAAGAGCGATGGAATAGAAGCGCTTGCAGTGTTGCGCTTGCGCGGAACCTTCAGGCGGATCAATGCTGGAGACAGTTGCGTTGTCGCCTAAATGCGCCAGCGCGAGATTACAAATGTCAACTTGCGAAGCCATGCAAGATCTCCTGATAAGAAACGAGAGGAGCAGGGGTCAACTGCTCCCCTCGCTTTTGGGGCAACTTCAGAAACTAGATACAAACCTCAAGCAGCAGAAGTGTCGGCGGCATTGCGTTTACCCTTTGGCTTTGATCGTGAGATCTCAGATCCATCTTGGATTTCCGCATCAGCCTTGTTTATACCACTCACAAATTCAAGATGGTGGTTTGGACTGCCGTTGTATTCAAACACATCTCCCTCATTACGAAGAGAGTTGTCTACGAAACATTTAACTTTTGCTTTGTATTGAGCCATATTCGTATCCTACCAAATTAAACATCCACCTTGAAGCCAGAAGCATAGAACTTCTTGCCGTCTTGAACGCCATCAGTAATATCGCAAACCATTGCTCCAGTAGTCATACTGGAACCAGCGACCGTGTAAATGACGCCGAGATAGCGCAAACCAAGAGAAGCAATTTGAGGAGCCAGAACGACAGTAAACTGTGCGCCCAAAGTCAAACTTGCAACTACAACTGCTCCAGTTGAACCAATTGTTGTTGGAGTAGTAAGCGCCGTAGCAGCGGAAACAACCGCTGCCATCGTCAATGAAGTGCCAGTCGCAAACGCTGCGGTAACAGTAAATACCGCATACAATTGCTTGCCTTCACCAATTTCGCGAGCCTGAGAAAGATCAATCACATTGTCAGAATTTGCAGTAGCGGTAATGGTTTGTCCAGTTGTTCCACCTGTTGCAAGTGAACCAGACAGTCGGAGGTAATTATCAATAATCATTTTTTTGTCCTTTCTTAGAGACTTGGATTAGGAAGTAGTGGTAACGCGGGTTTCGGTATTGATAAGTGCGTCAACCTTACGAAGTGGAACGCCCAAGAACGACAACCAACTGTATGGGTTGCCGAATTGTGACAGACCTTCGTTGACCTTCAACACATATTGACTCTTGTCAAGCGCAGCGATTGCCATGCCTGAGTGAACAGTACGGTTCATATAGAACGCTGCACGGCCCATCGCCATGTTTGGAATGCGGTACAAAGAACGAGCCATCAACTTGATGATGTTTGTGCTAGCAGCCGCAGTCTGAGTCGTGGCTTGACCAAGCAAATCAGAAATGTCGATGTTGCAAATACGGACAACATAACGCCAATCCTTTACTACGAGACCATTCTTCCATTGGTAACGAGTCGCATACGCTTGCATACGACCATCAGTGTTGAACACGGTTTGCTCGCCAAGATCCTCATGGATCAGACCAGCCTTGGAACCCTTAGGGAATGGGCAATACACGGTATTGTCGCCCCAAACTACAAGGAAAATGCTTGTGTTGTCAGAGCCAGTACCACCAGCATCCAAGATGTTCTGGTAATTGCCAGCGGTTGTAGCAACATTGGAATAACGAGCAGCAAGACCAAGGTAGGTCTTTGGGTCTGTGGCTGGGTTGCCATAGAACAAAGTCGTTGCTTGAGTCTGGTTCATTGCTTCCAAGAACGCAGTGTCTTCTGACAAACGGAATTGAGCCGTGTTGCCATTGAGCATTGCAAGATCCTTGTCAACTTCTGAACGCGCTTCCAACATGCCACACGCCTCATCGACTTGTGCAGTCGTTGACTTGGTGCTTGGAATACCTTGATTCAAGGCGCGCCAGTACACGGTTGGAAGACCTGTTCGGATTACTACGCGGTCGCCAGTTGGCAAGTTGCCTTCTTTAAACACGCAGTCATCCAAGACTTCGTTGGTTTGCGACAGAAGTTCTGCGATAACTGGAATCCGTCCATCTGGATCGGTTCGTTTCGCCCAGTCAGCCAAAGTAAGATTTGTAGTTGCGAGAGTAGCCATAGTTTAGTGTCCTTTGTTAGGTGTTTAGCGAGGGTTTTGATTTGAATACAGCATCGACGCTTGCGAAGCAAAGTCTCTTGGTTGACCCTTTGCGGAGCCAGCGCCAACAGATGTGCCTACGAAAGAATCTTCGCTGATCGTTTTTCCAGCCCTGTAGAAGAACCTGATCAACTCAGGATGATTTCCAAGACCAGACTGATTTAGTAGCGTTCGCAGTTCAGGTGTTCCAAAGGTGTCAAGAG